GAATGCATAAGAACTACCAGCTACAACCGTCCCCGGTGAGCTAGCTAGTAAGAAATCACGACTAGACCAGTCGATTTTTGAACGATTTTCTAAGAATCGGAATACAGGATCATCCGTTGGAACTTTTGCAACCTTTGAAAGATATACAAAAAACGGTGATTCCTCTGGTGCCAATTCGGCAACCCGATCTGAGAAATCGTATAATCGACGGCGGTCAGGCGCTTGTCCTACACCAGCACTAGTGGCAGCAGCTGTAATATCATAACTGGATTTTACTCCTTGTGTAACAGCCATTTGTTACCTCCTATTTGATTATATTAATTAGGGAATTCTCCCCGCTTGCCCAGCTTGCAAAATTCTATCCCAAGCAGAATCCTGTTCATTCTTTCTTGGTGCTTCACCACCCTGAAGAATCCCAGCAGTCCGCGGAATGCTTTGAGCTGCCTTAACTGCTTCCATGTTCGGAGAAACGTTATCTGCTCCTTTATTGTAATGCTTCCGATAGACATCAATTAACAAGTCAATTGGTAATTGATCCCTCGGTGTTGTAGCAAAGTCAATAAAATCATTGATATCCTTTTCATCGCTCATGTTGTAGTTATTAGATAACTCATTACGCAAATTCTGCAACGCTACTTGGCCTTGTATCTGAGACATATGTTGTCCAACAGCCTCGTCTACTAAAGCCTTCTCCTGAGATGTCCTCATCTTATATGAGGCAGACTCAGGCTTGTAATAGGCTTCCCATGGGTCAAAAGATGATTCGTCAACTGCGTTGGGATCATCTTGTTCGCGTATAGTTTCCTGAGAACTTTTACCTTCTAATTTATCACGTATTGCCTCAACAACATCAGGTCTCGATTCGAGAACTTGTTGTAATTCAGACATCGGTTGAAGATTTTTATATTCACCCTGAAGTTTTTCATAATCAGCCTTTTGTTTATCATACATAGACTGAAACTTCCTAGTCTCACCTTCCCAGTCTGTGGCAAAATTAACTTCGGATTCGTCACCCTCTTTAGTTATTAAATTAGGTGCTCTTTTATTTCCTTCATCAATTACGCCATCTTGAACACTTGGAATGTCCGAAGCCAATTCGACATCTGGCATCGATACGTCCAAACCTTCGCGTGTTGTTTTACCAACATTCTGTTCAACTACACTATTTTGCACTTGATCTTCCATATAACCTCCTTTTAGATTTCTTCTTTAACTCGCTACACCCGTAGATACCGCGAAGAAGTTAAACCTATGATTATTATTTATTTTGTGCGCTCCCTCTCTTGGAGGAGCTCCCTTTATTCGCCTTTTGTACAGCTAACGCAGCTTCAGCACGAACATCCGCTTTATCAATCACACCTTCTAGTTGATTAATCTTGACTCTTTCCTTATACTTAGCGTCAGAGGCAATCTCATTCAAATCGGTCTTAAATTTCTCTGTGATAACTTGCTTCTTAGCGTGAACCGCTTCACGGTCTGCCGTTTGCAAATCACCTGTGAGTTCTTTTACTTGACCTTCTAGTTGTTGTATGTATGACTGCATTTTCGCCATCATGCCCTTGCGTTGCAATACACCTTCTTTGTCGTAAATCTCTGTTTTCTTTAAGACTTCGACATCATCTACCAGTCCCAACTTATACGCCTCAAGATACATATTGTATTCAGCTATCTTGTTTGACGGCAATGTTGAGCCCGATATAATACGAACGTCATGCTGACCTAAAGAAATATCATTTTCTATGGTCTGCAGTTCGTTGGACTTATCATCATACAACCTATTGTTAACTGCAAATTCAGTTAAGTCATTATTAGGTTGCACGATTCTAAATGTTTTTTGGAATGTATAATGTCCTTTTGCTATATTATATATACATCTTCCAAGTTGGTTTAAGCTTCCCTCTATATCTTTTAATTTAGAACGACCACGGCTTTCTCCCATTTCCGAAAGCATAGCTGTTCCCCTTACTGTATCGGGAGCTTTTTCCTTGAATCCCTGCATTAATTCAGGAATTCCAAAATTTAAATCTATATAATGTTCCACTCTATCTATTAAATGATAAAATTCTCCGGCGAGTGGTTGTGGAGCTGGGAAATGAGGTTCCCCAAATTCTGGGTTATATTCTAATACCGCATTAGGGTTGGCCCAGTCTCTTTCTAATTGACCAACGTCATCAACGCTTCCTTCTGGGACAAGAAGCTTAAGACCAGCTGATGCTTGTGCATGGCTTAATGTTAAAGAAAAAAGCTTATTAATTAGCCTTTGTGAATCTTTAACCTTTGATACATCTGATTTTGGATATGGTGTATTTGTCCAAATATTTGGGACTGGTATTACGGGATAAACGTCAGTATTGAGGACTTGTTGATAAAGTAGGAACTGCCCCATTGTAGCTGTGATTTGAATGCGTGTTTGCTTTATTTCAACAGCTTCTACCAGTCCCGATTCTATTAAATGTGAATCTTTGTTTACAATTTGCTCAAAGGTTTGCATATCAACAACTTTTTCTTCGCCACTTTGCTTGTTAAAAAGTCTATAATATGGTACTTTAACCTTCTCAAATCTTTCAAGTATTCTATATTTTTCAGACCCAAAGGTATCTGAATCCTTTACCACATCTGGAGTAAACGATCCAGAAGAATTCTTTCTACCCGATGACGGATAATCGTCTTCCTGTGTCATGGTATCTATTTCTGATAAAGATTCTTCTATTTCTGGATATAAAGAAATAACCTGATCTTTTGTAAGTACTGTAGATAGAATAATAGAAGACGCATCATCAAAGTATCTATTTCTAGATGCGGGGTCGACATAAACCCGGAATGGATTTAGGTAGGTAAACTTAACATCGCCCCTGCCAAAATCAGCCTCGGGGTCTATATATACATAAAAATATCCCATTCCGGTTATAGCATAATCATGAACAGCTTGCTTAAACTGCATGTCGCCATCGGAGATATCCCAACAGTATTCTAATATTGTTTTCCAAACTTGAGCAAGTTTGTTGTCGGAATCCTCTCTCCCAATAGCGGAAAATTTTGGATTCCTTGAGGTAAGCAAAGATTTGAGCTTATCAACAGCAGCGTAAACTCTGTCAATAATGAAATCACCCTGTCCAACAGCACCTAATGCAGCAGACTCTTCTTCTGTATAATGATTTCCTAGGACAAAATCAACGGCATCTCTTGCCTCGGTATCCCACTCTGACCGAGCATCACGCCATCTTTTCCACAAATCTAAATTCTTTTGTGCCTCATCTACCTGCGCAAAATCTTGTTCACTAGCGATATTAAATCCCCCGAATACGTAAAGTTAACTTATATTATATAATATAAGCGTAAAACATGCCTTTGTCAAGTCTTTTTTTTATTTTTTTTAAATTCTTTGACCAGTAATCCAACTTCTCATTATCTTTCTACCTAAAAATTCTTTTTTCTCTTCAATCGTTTCCTCAAAATTCTCAGCATCAAATTTAACACTCAAGGGAGCTCTTGCGTTTATTACCGAATACCAAAGTCCATCAAGTATATCATCGTTCTTTGCTTTTGGGAAATGAAACATTTCATCAACTAAGTCACTATGTTGTTTCTTTATATAAAGCTTTCCCCTGTTTACTATTGGACAAAGAAGAGATTCCAATCTATCTTCTTTCTTAATACCAGAAGGCGGTCTAACACCACGGGCTATCCCGGGAGCCATCTTTCTATCCTTGCCAGATAATTCATTCACAGCATCTCGAATTATTCCCTGCGCCCCAACGTGTTCTACGTTTGCCCTTCTCATTGGTTGGTATTCTTTTGCATATTGAAATATCTTTCTTGGCATATCATAAAGTGGTATATGCTCTCGGAAAATATCTATCACATAAATATTTTTATCACTATCAATACCAGAAACAACAATAACCTGATAATCATGTTTGGCGGAAGATTCGTAAGCCAAATCGACACCCATATAGACATTAACAGGGATAGCATCTTCTTTTGTAATAATATAGGCTTGATTGTTCTTGCCTTTAAACTGTCCATCGAAATAATTAATCTTATCTATTTTAAATTTTGCACTTTCTAAATCCCTAGCATCATTCATATACTCTTGGGCAAACTTATGAAGCTGACCAACATACTCATAATCTTTTCTTATACTTGCTATTTTTTTCTTTGGGAAATAAGAAGGCCACAATGGCTCATCATTCTCTATTACCCTGTGAAATACCATTTCCCAAGTATAGTCTTCTTTGTTTTCCTTTGCTTGAAGATAACCATCGTATATTCCCTGCAAAGCAGAATCATAGTGGACGATTGTTCCTATAAGCCATATAGAACCTTCATTACCTTTAGACTCCTCAAGAGCCGGATACACCGTAGACATAAGCCATTCCTTAATCTCCTTGCGCCTTTCCGGTGTTTTAGTATTCAATTCAGACTCAAAATCATCAAGAATAATTTTTGTATAACGAAGACCGAGCTCTGATCTACCACGAAGTCTTTGGCTTGTCCCTTTGGCTATGATTCTATCACCCTTAGAAGTAGTGATTTCTTTTTCAGTCCATTTATTACCAGCCATATCTCCAAAATAATAATTTAATGCAGAATTAAATTCTATATGACTTTTAATATACTTAAGATGGTCAACCGCCTGCCCCTGTTCTTCTGATACCCAAGCTGCAAATTCATTTTTACCTTTTGGATTAAAACATATTCTATGCAGTAGGGCAGCTTTAGCCAAAGTAGATTTAGTATGACCGCGAGGCAATACAAGACAAAGCCTTCTTATAGTATTATCTAAAAACAATCCTCCAACTTCATAGTGAAACGGAGCCGGCTTTGACTTCATAAAGTCATCCGGAAGAAAAAGCTGGCCAAACGCAATCAGATCTTTCGAGGCCATGTTGAGTACACGCTCTTTTTCATTTAGATCATTTGGAATTATATTAAACTTTTCTATCGTACCAATCTCCATTTGGAATCTCTTCAAAAATATTTACCATATCAAGAAGCTTCTGGCCAGCAACATACACCCAAGTTCTTTCCCGCTCTCCAGAATCAAGATCAACATCAACTTTCACCCTGTCGTACAATCCCGTCATAACGCCTTCGTATAAATCATACTGTGCTAAATCCTCGCTAGTTACATCATGAACCTCAACAACCGTTCCCTTACCTTTGTAATCCTGTATCATGGCAGGAAACTTTTGATGGCCGGGATAAACAAGTGAAGTATTGTTTACTCTACCAGTATTCTCATTACCATTTCTAAGTGTTCCGTATACAGCTAGTTTCATTTCTAGACCACGTCCCACTCTTTTTCACGCATACCGTTTTTCTTGCTACTTTGCACGGCATTCTTTTTGGCCTTTCTCTTGCTCTTTAGTTCCATTGACTTCACAAAAAAACTCTCTGGAGGGTCAATTTCACCGATAACTTTTTGAACAAGATTTTCAGCAACCTTATTGTTTATCACATAATCTTCCAAAGCACCTTTTAATTTACTTTCTTTTAAATCATTATGTACTTTTAATACTAAATCAAATTTAACTGTTTTCATTTATTTTTTCTCTTTTTATATGCATAATTTTTTTCAGAATCATATTCGTAATCATCATAATTTCCACCAGTCCTATCAATAGCTCTTTGTTCTGGAGTCATCAAACCCCTTTGGATACCCTCAAAGGTTGGAGTTCCATCACTATTAAGATGACCTCGCTTTACCAAAATATTCTTAGCAAAAATTTTTGCACTTTCATAATTAATACTACGACTACTATATATTTGCGATGTTAATCTTTCCCATATAGGAG